AAGTGCACTTGGTTCTTTGTAAGGAAGAGGTAATAATGATTCTTTAATAGAAGTTCCAGTTACATCCACGTCTCTAAATTCACCTGGTTGTAATGGAGTATCATCATCACGTATTCTCATGCCACGTGCTTTAAATCCTGCTGGTAAGTTAGCAAGCGTACCTGCATCTATCAACTGTCTTAAAACACTTGTAGCAGTTCTTGATAAACCGCCAAGCATATGTATTAAACCAAAACCATAAAAACCTAATCCTGGGAGAAATTTAAAATGCACAAAGTAAGAATTCTTTTTAAAAGCAGTATCTTCTTGTTTGTAATTTCTTTTAATAGATAAAATCTTTTGAGAGTATTGGTCAATCGTAATAATGTAAGGAAGTTTAATTCCACTTGTATCTTCAAAAGTAGGTACATCTGCATCAACATGCATTTCTAAAATTACATGCTCTTCATTTACATCATCAGATATAGCTTCTACGCCTTGAAGTTCATTTATTTTTGACTGTACTTCATCTGTATTTTCTACAATACCAGAAGCAATTTCTACATCTCTATAAAAACCAGAAACTTGAAATTTTTTAACTTCATTAGAAGACATTTTAACCACATGTGTAATACGTTCTGCTTGCTCTAAATCAGTTGCTAAATAATTAATAACTAAATCTTCACTAGCTACAAATTTAGATACACAACGTTTTAAAATTTCATCATAATAAACTTTTTTAAAAGCAGATCCTGATAGAGGTAAATAAAATAATAATTGATCCATCTCTGGGTCAAACTCTTCCATTACATTCATGATGTAATAGTTCATGTATTCTTTTACTCTATTAGCTTGTTGTTCAGTTTGGGGAGTTATTTCACCTAAAATTTGAGTACGTACGGGGCCGCTTGGGGGGAGGAGTTCCTTATAAGCTTGTGCCTGAAACTGTGTAACAGATTCAGCTAGTAAGGGATGTACGACCCCGGACGCTCCTTCGAATGGTTGTGTGCGGTTTTCATATTTGAAACCCAGCATATCAAGACCTTTGATATAGGTATCTTCCCAATCTTTTCTTGAATCACGATCCGATTCGAATGCATTTACCAAATCCGCTGAGAATTTGGATAAATCGTCATCTGAAATATATTCAGATAAATTTGCGTCAAATGGAACATCAGAACGATCAATTTGTTCAACGTCTGTTATTTGTTCTGCGCTTCCATCTTCCATCATTTCAAAACCATCAAATTGAACATTACTTTCCAATTCAATTTCTTGTCCTGCAGGTTCTACTTCTAGAGCAGTGTCAATTGCTGCTAATGCTTTTTCTATTTGATTTTTACTATCTTCTACCATTTACTATTCCACCTTTTTGAAATAAAGAAATACCGCCAGATATAATTTCTTCTGCTGCTTTGTTACCTTTTAAATTTAACATTTTTACGCCCCCGAAAATTTGTCCTTCAGGTGTTCTTATAACAGTATTAATAAGATTTGCACCTGTTTTTTTTGATGCATTAGATAAAGCCTTATTTAGTATAGGTCCGTACGCTCCAAGGTTACCTTGGTAGTCTCTTCCACCTGGATTTAAAGTACGGTTTTTAATTTTAGGATTAGCAAAAGCAACACCATCATATTTACCATCTTTTGCAACTCTTAATAAATATTTAGCAACAAACTCCATGTATTCTTGTGAGCTTTGAAAAGGACCTTCTGGGACACTTCCACCTATATTTCCTGCTGCATCTTTAGATTCTTCTAACATTTTTCTTATTTTAGTTCTTTCTTCACCAAGTTTTTTTAATGCTGGTGAACGTGGATTAGTTGCCAGTAAATTTTCTATTTTAAGATTAATAAGGTCTAATTGCTGTTTATTAGCAGCTAAATCAGCTGGTAAAGGTAAATCTTCACGTCTTGCATATCCATCTCTATCACCAAGTTTTTTATTATTTTTAGCCGCATCACGTATTGCACGTTGAATAGGTTGATGCATATCTGATTGTATTTCTTCTACAAATAGTATTCTTCTGCCAAATTCATCTGTTCTATCGGATACACGTGAATGTACAAAAGCATTTTCCCTTTGTTGCTTAGCTAAGTTAAAACTGTGTGCATAATCATAGGTAGGCTCGTTTTGACGTAGTTTTCCTGGTTTGTATTTAAATAAAAACTCGCGGTAATTATCTCCACCTGGTAATGTTTGTTGTCCAGCATGTGCTGGGTTTAATGTATAATCTTTTTTAGTTAAATTAATTCCACGGCTTCCTACAACTGAAGATAGTGCACTTAAAGGTTCACGTATACCAAATGGCACATTTGCTGTTAATTCTAAACCTTGGTCCATGGCTCCTTTTACACCAAAAGTTTTTTCCATGTATTTGTTAACATTAGACACCATTCCATCTAAATTTTTTTGTACTAATTTACCATCATCAGAAAGATTTGGTAGAGTGTTCTGTAAATAAGAAACTAAGCCTCCAACACGTGGATCCTGCGTTTCTGGATCTACTTTCATCATTTTTTTATATAAATTACTTATAATTTTTTCTGGTCCAGGGGATCCTAGTGCTACAACATTCATTGTAGGGGCAATTTCATCAAATTCCTTGACTAAATCACCTTTTGTAAAGGATTTATTACCTGAATTTGCTAAAAAATTGCCTAGCGACGTGTCACGCATCTCTGATGACTTAATATTTCTTGCTTTTAAGTAAGATAGCCACTGGTTAGCACCCATTTTCTCTTGTGGAGCTTTAATAATAGCATCACGTGAGGCGTAAAACAGTGCACCAGTGTCTGTAGGCTCTATTTTAGGTGTAGTAGTCTTACCTACTGTGTATTTTGTTCCTTCTGCAAATTTTGCAGCTAATCTTTCTGATTTAAAATCTTGTATAGGTAATCCAGCTTCATCAAAAACAGAAAATCCAATTTTTACATCTGGTTTCATGCTTAATACTTTTTCTGACCCTTTACCAACAGGTTTAGGTAATTTAGGAGTATACTGACTTACATTACGAAGTACTTGGGGTAATAGAGCTTTAACTACCATTACCTGGGCCCTTGGCGCGTGAGCATTTTAACTTGTTTGGGGCTTAAAGATTTAGCCATACCTTGTAATTCATCTCTGCTTAGCATGGATATTAAACCTCCCATGTTAAATCCTGGAATGTCTTTTCCTGTAACGTTTGGCCCTATTCCACCTTTTGGCCCTTTTACACTTTTATACAAAGTATTTAAATTAGGGTATATACTTCCAAAATATTCATCTCCTGGTAATCTAGGATTATTTAATTTTGATAATAATCCTAATGAAGACATTTGATTATTAAGATTTGAAAGTTTATTATTAACATCAGAAAGAAGGTGCATGTTGTTAGAGTCTAAATTAGATATAATAGAATTTTTTTGTTCCATTAATTTTTTAGCTTCATTTTCTAAAAAAATGTGTTTAGTGTTTCTGTGAGGTGTACTGAGAGTTATTTTACCTTCTGGTTTAGTCCTGTTTGCAATTAAAGCTGGATGCAATCCTTGTAAAACACTAGTTTGGTCATTACCTATTTTTTTAAAAGTAGGTAATACTTTAGTACGTAACCTTTCAATTCCAGTTGATACGGATCTATCATCTAATTCTTTTTTCTTTTTATTTTTTAATCTATCTCTTACTAATTTTTCTTGACTTGTCTTTGGCGGTTTAAAATTTCTCATTAGGCCCTCAGACTGTTTTCCATAATTAGTTAGTAGATATTCAGATACTGCACTTCGATGTAATTTTTCATATTTGGGATCTAATTTAGCTAGTTCTTTTTTAATAGCAGAACCTGTAATCTCTCTATTATTTAAAACTAGTTCATCAATTTTTTTAGTAGCAGCAGGATTATTGCTAATACGTAAGAATGGAATGTTAGGATACCCCAAAACTTTAGTTATATTTTTTCCAACTACGTGAGGTGTAACTTCCCCTCCAGATCTTGTTTTAAGATTAGGATCTAATTTTAATATACCTTCTTGTATAACCTTATTACGATTTGTTAAATCTAAAATTCCTGGATTTGAATTTATATATTTAGAAGAAGCTTCTGCCACTAAATTATTATTAGCTCTAATAGAAGGGTAAGAATTTTTTTCTCCAAGCCTGTAACCTTTACCAAAGTTAGAGTTTCCTTCTTTCTTTTTAATTAAAAATTTTGAAGCATTTAAATTTATATCATTTGTAAATTTATCAGTGGTAGTTTTATTATTTTTAATCTTAGGTTTGATACGTGGTTTATATGCACTTGGACTGTTTTTAGGTCTTAAAAATCTCGCTACCATTATTCACCCGTCTCGCTATAAGTATTTATTCCTAAAATTCCACCCATCTGTCCTTGTTTTCTAAATGGAAAAGCACGTGTCTTTCCAGTGAATTTTCCACTAGGAAAATTAAACGTTTCAAATGTATTTTTTCTACCAGTTAAATTAGGAAAAATATTG